AATAACTAGGCGGTGGTCTGTGGGCTTTGGGAATTCCACAAAGCCTTACTACCCCTGGTTACAATGTCATGCCACTGCTCGTGGGTGAATTCATCTTTACTTCCATCTCGATAAATAACCCGATACATCAGTTTTTCCTGCATTTCAGGTGGATCAGAGATTTTCGTAAAGACTTCCACAGAAGTCACAATATCTTTTATCATCTTGGGAAAGATAACACATTTCCATCTTTAAGTTTACCTAATTTTTGAATGATCAGTCGGCGAGTTGCTTCCTGTAAGTCTTTTGTATCTCCTACCAGTTCATGATCCCAAAGATCCGAGCAAGCGCGTAGTGCTTCAATCTTCTCTTTATTATTTTTAAAAAAATTTCTGTCATGTTCAATCAGATCCAAAACCATGCGTCTGGAAATTAAAGATTCTATGTCTTCGGTCATCAAGCTTATATCTGTCATGTATGTAGTTTACCATTTCCTTTAGAATTTAATATAATATTTCTCTCCCGTTTTTTGTAGGTATCGCATCGAAATTAAATGCGATCGGTAGTAGTCTAATTTTCGGGAGCTTTCAAAATCATTGACATCGGCGTTTCGTACTTGAAGCGCCTTGCGATCAACAAGACGCTCCAACTTCGGAATGTATTTATCGAGAGGAATGACGTTCATCCGACAATTCGATAGCTGTTTTTAAGATGACTGCCTGGGCGTTTGTAAAATAATTTTTCCCCAACAACTTGTCCGCTAAAGCTCTCGCTCTTCGGCGTTTGTCGGTTTCGGCTTTGTATTTCTCGGAAGTGCCTCGTCCGTCCTGGTGTTCGTACACGGGTTTGTATTTCATGATTACCTCTTTGCAATATAAAATTCTGAGGGGCGACCATTCAATGTTATTCCGTTTGTATGGGTTAAACCAATAGTATGTTGATTAGAACTACACACAATAAAATAGCCAAGTTTACCTTTGACTACATCGTAAAGCGAGTTTGCCCACTTTACTTTCTTACCAGCATCAACTGCTTTTTTGATTTCTTCTAGTTTCATATTCACTCCTTTGTTTGCGCTGCCGTCCAAGGTTTATCATTACAGAGACTCAATCAGATAACAATAAACCTTACAGCTTTTCATGTGGCCCTGCCAGGCAAAAGACACTGGGTTGGAATTTGGGATCCCTCCCGCCCAGGCTTCACACTATACATCTGCTCTAACCGAACTCGACGGCGAAGTCGGAACTTGTTAATTGATGTTTGGTCGTTCGCTTTCAGCAACATCAAAATATCCATTTTTTAGATCAATTTGTTTTAACACCAAAGCATCTACATATCCTCGTAAAAAACGTGCAGTTGCATGTAAAGGAATGCCTTCATAAGTTCTATCTTCACTCATGTAAGCGATAGCATTCATTAGATGTCCAATTAATTGTTTCTCTAAATTTTCAAAGTTGTCTATTTTATTTTCTTTTGGTTTGTCCAATACGTTTCTCCTTCTCTTGTTCAATTAGTTTTGTAATAAAACCACCCATGGTGCAGTAATCTGCTTCTGCCATTGGTCTAGCTTTGTTGTACACATCTACCTTTATAGCGACAGACTTGTATTTTGTAGCATCCATTAGTAATTAACTCCTATGTTGTATATAAAATAAATAATTAGACCTATGGCTATAAACCATCTAAGATTTGACAGTATTAATAATACTGTCAGTAATGTTAATACTAAATAAGCCATATCCTAATTTCTTATTATAAATATAAGATATTTTAGGATAATGTCAAGTAAGGTAGGGAAAAATGAAGATATTTTTAATAATTATAGCGTGCATACAAAACGCCACTACACCTTTAGATAAAAGCTGTATAATTATTCCTATGAAAGAAACCTTTGAAACGGTGCCCCAATGCCTGAGTTTTGTAGATTATTTTAGATATGAAGTTCAAAGTGCAGACCCCAGTACATATATAACCGGGTTCTGTACTTCGAAAGAAGCAGCAATTATTTAAAGTGTTCTTCTAATAAAATTAGGGAAGCGACCTTCTTCTTTAAAGGTCATGTAAGCTGCATACCAGTCTTTTTTGTATTCAGCCTGGCAATATTCTTTTACCCCTTTGTCCGCATCTTCTTTATGGAAGAAGTTTAAGAAGTGATTCATTGCTTTTGAAGTTAAGTTAAACATTATTTGTCTCCGTTAATAAATTGTAAATCGTCGTCTGTATAAACATGCATGGCAAAGTTATACACAGAAAAATATTTTTTTAGTTTTGTTTTTGTTGCATGACAGTTGTGCAAAGGCTAATATCTTAGGATGCAACGGCCGTACATGAAAGGTAACTTTGTGTGTATGTCCAAAAATTACTAGCTCTAGTGTTACTTGCAAAATAAACAGAAATATTAATTGCCGTTGCTACACTTCAAAGTCAGCTTCAAATTCAACTTTAACATCAGGATCAACAATCACAAAAATAGTTCTACCATTAACTCTTTTCTCGTAAGAATTGTGACACATTAAACAGTGGTAATGATTATTTTTTTTCCGAAACATCGGAACAATAACGTGTTCAAATGAACAATTAGGACAGAGGGTTGCTTCTACTTTATCACTTTTCGGTTTATCTACTTCGCTTCGCCCCATGACGGACCTTCCTCACAATCTAATTTGACAGGAACTTCTAATTGAACTGCATTGCTCATAATTTCAATAATCCTATCTTTTTCTATATCCGATGCAAAGGAACAATCTAATTCATCATGTACTTGAATGTGAGGCGTAAAACCTTCTGAGTGTAAATCTACCATAGCTTTTTTAGTCATGTCAGCGGCAGAACCTTGAATAATTTTATTTAATGCTTTGTAAGTAAAAGCTCTTTTGATCTGTTGTCCGTGTTCCCTGATCGCTTCTTCTCTAGGCAGTGCTTTGTGAACTCCGTATCGTGAAGGTTCCCATAAATCAAAACGACATTTGCGACCTAATAATGTTCTTACATGACCAACATCTGCGGCTTTTTTCATTGTACGTTCAATCATTTCTTTTACAAAAGGTACACGGCTGTGATACTTCTCAAAAAGGTCTTCTGCTTCGCCTGGAGTAAGCCCTAGTTCTGAGCTTAACTTTCCCTTACCCATACCATAAAACAGCCCTAAATTGATTGTTTTTGCCTTTTTTCGGTCAATTTTAGCCATCTCGGAGACCATTGTATGGAAGTCAGTATCTTTGTTTTCATGGTATGCGTTGACAAACTCATCAGCACCTGGCAAACCGCCAGCTGTCAATGATGCTAGATGTACTACCAATCTAGGCTCTTGCTGTGAGTAGTCAAACGCACCCCATTTCATCCCTTCTTCAGGTTTAAAGATCGAGCGTATCATCGGCCCTAAAACCTTAGAGGCGGGAACTTGTTGAAGGTTAGGTGTATTGTAGCTTAGTCGTCCTGTAACTGTACCACCACCATCACCTCGTAACTGGTTTATCTCTGCATGAATTCTTCCATTATGTTCATGCTTTAAAATTGTATCTATAAAAGTTGTCCTAGCTTTATTATATTCGCGAGCTTCCGCAACTGCTTGGACCAACGGATGCTCATGTGTGCGGAGGAAAAGTTTGTCAAATTTAGGAGCACCCGTCAGTTCAGTTCGATCATATGGTAAATCCAATGCATCAAACATCTTTGCGATAGATTTAGCTTCCCAAACGTTAACATTTACTTTTGTTTCAGCTTTAATAGCTTGCAAGTTTTTTTCTTCTTGCTTCATTAATGCTTTTTTTGTTTTTTCTGCTTGGTCTACATCTACCCGAACACCATTCCACTTCATGTCTATTAAAACTGGTAAAACCTGGTGTTCCAATTCGTTTATACTTGATAAATCTTGTGCAATAATTTCTCTTTTAAAAACATCATAAAGTTTTAGTGCGAGCTCTGCGTCTTGTTCTGCGTAAGGTCCTACATACATAGGTGGTAATCGCCACATATCATTTTTAGCATCGACACCCCACTCTTTTGCAGCTTCATACAAAAGTGTTTCTGATTTCTTTTCACCTAAATAATCTTTGGATAACTCATTTAATGAATATCTCATTCTGTTCTCATCTAAGATGGGTGCCATTAGCATTGTATCCCAAATCTTACTTGTAATTTTCATTCCCATACGACGCATCCATCCCACGTCATACATTGCATTGTGACAAACTATTTCAGGACATCTATCTAACAAATCCTGAAACTGTCTCATAAAAACTTTTTTATCATAGTTGCCTGGAGCATCATGCTCGATTGGAAAGTATCCTTTAAATCCTTCCCATGCCAAAGCAACTCCGACAACTTTACCATTACCTGTAGCCCAGCCTGGGCCGTGGTTCTTGATTCCTGGATCGTAAGTTTCTAAATCAATGGCAACAGGGCTTTGTCCTTTGTAATCAATACATTCCGGGCATACCCATTCACTCGGTGGTTGAAATAGTGGGTTTTGAATCGACATCTTTCTCCTTTTCTTTTGGTAAATAAACTAATGTTTCTGACTCGCAGTTATCACAAAATAAAAATGTTTCCACAGCATATCCTTCACTATCCTCTGCAATATCATAATCGCAGCACCAGCGTAGTTCTTTATTACAATGCCAGCATTTCATTTTTTATATGCTCCCTTGTCTTGGGAAAGTAGCCACATTTGAAACTGCAAGTCTTCAATCAAATGGTCTATTTCCTTTTTGGATAATCTTTCTTTGTATTTAGCTTCACGTAATCTTTCTGCTTGTTGATGTATCACTTTAATTTGATCACAGAACTTACTTACTTTGTGTAACATCTTCTCTCGTCTCTAAATCTTTTAAATACTCTGTAACTATTTTTGATAAGTCTTCATGTAAAACTTTTATATAACCCACATCTATTTCAATAGGCATACCAATATGATCGTAAGCTTGTTTACATTCATCTTTAGTTAAACTTAAAAATAACTTTCCATTCATATAACTTATTCTCATAAAAATCTCATTTCTACATCGGCTTCTGTTTCTATAACTACCCTGGCACCACAAGATAAAATTGGTTTATCATTACCGCCATATCTAACTGTAGATGGTCCGTGGATAATGACCTCATGACAGTAAGTATTTTTTCTTCCTTCTTTTACTGTAATTACAGGTTCATTTTGATTATTCTTTTTATTACTACGAATGACATGTTGATTGACGTGAATATATTTTTTCATCGTATGACCTCCAGGTACTCTCGATCAGATTCAGAACGCACTAACCAAAGTTCTTTACGAGCTCGTGTTGCTCCTACATAAAAAACTCTGTGTTCATCATCAGGATTGTTAATTAATGCTTCTTCTGATTTACGAGATAAATCTAAAAGCAAAACAACGTTATCTGCTTCTCCACCCTTAGCTCCGTGAATTGTAGAAAGTTCTATTTGGGGCTTTTGCCAGATATTAATTCCTCGTTTCATTAGTTGCCGAATATACATTACCTTACCATAAGGTATTTTGTCCAGTGCTTGATACCAAGTCGCAGACTTTTGCACCATCAGGCCGTGATTAAATAAAAGTTTTTCGTAATCAAATTTTTCTTTGTCATCTAAATCTTTTAAGTTTTTGTAATTCCTTTGTACGCCTACACCTGAACTCATGTATTCATACATAGATTTGACCCCCTCTAAACCAACACTTTCACCCTCTGAAATTTTATTCCAAGATGCTATAGCGTGTTTTAATTTGTCAGCTACGCTGCTTTGACCAAATCGTGCGTAGTAGTAACCCTGTTCCAAGAAGAACTTTTCAACTTTATTAAGTATGTATTTAGTCCTTGCGAGGACGAGCCACTCTTTGTCTTTGTAAGGAATTGCTTCATGTGAATAGACTGTAACAACCTTGCCCTCTTCGTCTTTAGCTTCCCATTCTTTTTCCACCCTGTCTCTAATATTTCGCACGATCTTGGATGCCACGAAGTGGTGGGACTTGGGTATGCGATAAGACTTATTGAGCACAACAGAAGTGCCAGGGTAAGACTGAAAAGTGCTAACATCTGCCCCGGCCCATTTAAAAATTGCCTGGTCATCATCACCAGCGATATATGCTCTTTTACACTTCGAAATAAGGTTTGTGATAACTTGCCATTGCACGAGCGATAGGTCTTGCGCCTCGTCAACAATTAATACCTCTATCTGTGGCCATATATCGGGTTTGAGATTAAACTCAATTAGCATATCTGTAAAATCATATAATTTTCTAGTTTTTTTAAACTCTTTAAGATACTCCGCAATCTGTTCTAACTTTCTCCAACCACCTACAATGTGACCAAACTTAGAAAATGTTTCATATAAACCTACACCTGTAATTCGAGAGAGGTCTATAATTTTTAAATAAGGATCTTGCTGTATAAAGTTACCATCTTCATCATGTGTGTCTTTAGGTGTAAGATCAATCTTGAGTGCGTCAGATATTTCGTTATAGTGCTTTGGCTTCATCACATCATTGGTGGATAAACCTAAACACTGAAATGCTAAACTATGAATAGTACGAAAATATTTGAAATCCTTCTGGTCAAGTTTGAACTTATACGCAGCACGATTGATGGCTTCGCTTGCCGCTTTCTTAGTATAAGCTACGAAAGCAATGTCTTCGGGTGTCAGTTTGCCTTCTAATTCTTGTTCTACAATATTCAAAAGAAATGTGGTCTTGCCAGTGCCTGGTGGTCCATAAATTTTTTTTATTTTAGAAAGGGATGTCATCTTTTACCTTAGGTACTTCCATTTTATTTTCATCGGCAATACGATGATCAGGAATAAAGAATAAATTCTTAACAGTATTTTTATTAAGTCTAACTTGTTTAGAATTACCCCCTTTGTCACGAATAAGTGAACCCATTTGTGTTGTAGAAAAATCTTTAAACTGAATTTTACGTAAATATCTTTCCAGGCTAGATAGTTGAAAATAGATTTTATTGTCATTTCTCCACACACTATGATTTAAAACATCTTCAACTTCATCTGTAATATGTTGATTGTATATAAAATCTTCCAAATGAGAATAGAAACGTCCCTCTTTAGTAACCTCTTGTGGCATCTTAATAATTTCACAAGATTCTAATAGTTCTCTGATACGAGCTTCATAGTCTCTTTTGGACATCTCGACAGGCAGGTTGGTATGAGTTTCTAATACTTTTTTTCTAAATAATCTTTGGTCCATTAACTCATCGGTGGTGACCGTGATCCGTTGTCCGTCTACATCTAAGTGCCATACAGACTCATCGGACTCTAACTTTGTTAAGTTAGCAATATTCATTTCAATATCATCTCGTCCAATACCAAATTTTCGGATACGACACTTGGAGCTGTCACAATGATTTCGCATAGGAACGTCTTTACACTTGTACCCGTATTCTTTTTTCTCATGCTGATCAATTTTCTGTTTGACTTGATCGTAGCTCATGGGCGGTTGGCAGTAGGTCGTGTTAAATTCCATAACTTTGTTTTGCCATTCACCTGGTCCAAACTTCTTCTTAGCATAAACAGAGTAGTGAAAGACCACATCATCCCTGGATCCCTCAAAAATACCCATATTCATGAGTATTTCGATGCATGGAGGACCATCAAAAGTGCTTTTTTTCTGTTTTAAAGGCCGTACAGATAGGTTTTGGAGTTGGTCGTGTGTGATTGCCTTCTGATCTACCAAAATAAAGAACTCTTCTAAGGTCAAAGACTCTCCTTTTTCGTCCATGGCATATCTACCCGACATATCTCCGTTCCAATAAGGTAAATTTAAGAAATTTCCTGTGTCACCTCTCTCTACATTTAAAGATTCTTGTTTGGGGAATACCTCACAGTCAGCAAATCCAAGCACCGATGCAATCTCTGTAAGCTTTTCAATAGCATCTTTAGCAGGAACAGGTTCCTTGTAAAAAATAAATAGATGAAATCCTCCCGACTTAGATCGGCAGGGTATAATAGGTAAATTTAATTTTGTATATAACTGAATTGTCTTGCGAACATCTATTGTATAATCATCGACATCAATGCAAGACCAAGAACAAGTGCTATCATCCCGTATAGGAATGATTCCGAGAGAAGGAACTGTGCCCGCAAGATGATCTTGCCAATGTTTGTCAGTAACTTCTTCTTTAACGATGTATGCTTTTCCACCAACTTTGCCACTTTCTTTCTTTTCTCCTTTGTAAAATACCCCATGAGCTCGGGTAAGCCCACCGAATATAGATTTTAATTTTTGATACGCTTCCATAAATTAAAGGGGGGACCGAAGTCCCCCCAAGTCCTTAAAAGGGATTAGATTCATCTGAGCGATCGGTACCCGTACCTTCACCAGATTGTTCGTAGTTTACTTCTACGCCACCTTTTTTCACTGCTTCAAAGAACTTCTTACCTGCATGATATACATCAGCAGATACAGGTTCGGCTCTTTTAATATCCCAGCCGTACCAGTCACCTTTGTCATTCTGCTGAGGTTTTGTAGAAAGGTTGTAGGAGTAGTACCAACTAGGGGGATTGATTACTTGATTACCATTCTTGACCTGTGCAGACATCACAAGACTGTTCCACTTTCGTGACTTAGATAAACCACTCACCTTCATAGAAATAAGGACTTGCGAGGTAAGTCCATCATCAGTTAGCAGGAGGCAATAATGATTGTGAGTACGTTCTAAATAAGTACCCTCTGGAAGCCTAAGTTTACCGTCCTTATCTTTTTGTGCCTTGTTTAATAAGGGGGTATCCACAGGATGTACGATAGGTGCTGTAGAACCAGTACCTCTATCGCTCCACTCTAGTTGAACAGGTTCGAAGTAACATGGTACGACTCTGATACCTTCAGCACCATCCCAAAGTTGTTCGGTTACAGTGTTGAATATCATACCTTCTTCTGCACCTTCTACATACTCACTCTTATTCTTTTTAGTTTGTGGAGACATAGAGCTAAGTATTTTTAAGAATGGTAAAGAGATAGTTTCCATATCTACTTTTGCTAAACCCATTCCCTGGTCTTTTGCTACCAAGCTTAAATCAATAGCTTGAACAGCAACAGCAGAAGATTCTTTTTTTGCTACTTCATTCTTCGGCTTTTGTTGAGTTGTTGGTTGATTCATTATTTTTTTCCTTTTGTTATTTTTGTTTCTGGACGTATGAAAATCCCAAAGAGATCATCAGGGTCCGTTAATCCTTCTTCGTGACGCTTTTTTAAAGTCGCCTTCAGTGTCGAAGGGTGCACTGATTCTTTCACTTCCGGGGTGACACCATAGGTCGATTGTATATATCCAGCCAAATCGCCTGCCATATTGTCTTCACCCGTTCCGAAACTTGTAGCAACAGTATTCTTGATAATGTCACCTAAATCATTTTGTCTTAAATATGCATGAGCTTCATCTGTTTTTTCTTTAGGTATTCTACAATGAAAACCTTCTCGTACAGTGACTTTACTGCCGTCTTTCATGGTGGTTTCATTGATACCTAGTTCCTGCATTTTAAGGGGAATTGTTTCTGAAGAGAGTATATCTCTTTCTCTTTTAACTTCAGTTAATGTAGTTTCTAGTTCCTCTATCTGAGTATCTAAATCTAATTGTTTTTGTATTAATGATCCTAAAGAAGCTAAATCGTTTTCTTGTAGTGATTTTAAATCACCCGAGTCATGCTTTAGATCCTCAAAGCTAATTGTGTTTGCCATTTTGCCTCCTTTGTTATCGAACGGCTTGGGAGGACTAGTTGTTTCACCTCCAACTTTCAGGACACAGATGAACATCATATATACCCTACTCGTACCTACTCATGATAGCCTCAGCCAGTTGGCCCTACTCTATCACCCCTGTGCGTTACGCCCCTGTTAAAAACGTTGTTCCGCCACAAGCTATAAGTGCTAGCTACACACTTAATTGTTCGTTAAAAATGTTATACTTGAAATCCTAATAAAATGCAATATATTATTTTCATATGGCTAACATTTTTTTGAAGGAACCTTTTCAACATCAACGTGATGCAGTTGTAAGCTGCCACAATACAGATATGGCTAATTACGCCTATTTAATGGAAATGGGTACAGGTAAAACTATTACAGCGATCATGGATTTATCTTTATTGAATAATAGAAATCTTGTGGATAACTGTGTGGTCCTTGCACCGAAGTCCGTGTATCGTAATTGGTATAAAGAAATTACTGAATTTTTATCAAACGACAATAATATCAAAATCAGCACCTGGGATCCAAGTTTAAAAGATCCTGAAACTAAAAATAATTTACTTGACATATTAGTAAAGCAAGAGTGCAAACTGCATGTGTTCTTAATGAACATAGAAGCTATTTCTTCACCTAAAGGTGTAAAGTTCTTAGAACAATATTTAAAAAGTCAAGACAAAAGTATGACGATGATGATTGTTGATGAGAGTACAACAATCAAAACACACAATGCTAAACGCACTAAAAATTTAATTAAACTTGCTAAAGATTTAGGTTACAAGAGAATTTTAACAGGTACACCTGTCACTAAATCACCTTTAGATATTTACACACAGTTTGCTTTCTTAGACCCTAAGATTCTTGGTCAGTCTAATTACTATGCTTTTCGTGCTAGATATGCCAAGATTATTAATCGACCTACATCAGGTGGTCGTCACTTCCCTTTAATTACAGGCTATCAACGATTAGATGAGTTAGAACAAAAGATTTATACCCATGCCTTCCGTGTCAAGAAAGAAGAATGTACGGATTTACCACCGAAGGTTTATACAAAAAGATTTATACCTATGAGTAAAGAACAGCTTGTAGCGTATGAATCATTGAGAAGAAACGCAATGTTTGTTTTCAATGACAAAACAACCACGTCTGTGAACCGGCTCTCACAGATCGTCAAGTTGCACCAGGTATGTTGTGGATTCACTATTAACGATAATGGTGAAATCCATGACCTACCTAATAATAGATATAATGAGCTGTTAGATGTTTTAGAGGAAGTAGATGGTAAGGTAATTATCTGGGCTACTTATCGACATAACATCAAAACAATAACAGAAAAACTAAAGGAGAAATACGGTGATACTAAGGCTGCAGCTTTTTTTGGTGATACAGAGAATCAAGTACGCTTGGATTTGGTGCGTGATTTTCAATCTAAGGACTCGGATCTTACGTACCTTGTCGCGAACCCTAAGACTGGTGGATATGGAATCACTCTTACTGCCTCTTGCACTGTTGTGTACTTTTCAAACAATTACGATCTTGAGATAAGATTACAAAGTGAGGATCGTGCCCATCGAATAGGACAGAAGAATAAAGTGACTTATGTTGACTTTGTTTGTCGTGGAACAGTAGATGAAAAAATACTAGAAGCGTTAAAGAACAAAGTTGACATAGCCAGTCAAGTAATGGGTGATGAATTGAAAAGTTGGATTACTTAGATTTTTTTAAATTTTTGCCAGTTTCAGGATATTTTTTTTGACTCTCACCATACTCATAACCGACATATGCTGCTGTTGATCCTACCATTCCTGCACCAACACCAGCTACTTTCATATTTTCTTTCATAATTTTTTTCTTTTTATTAGCTTTCCATTTTTTAATAAATGGTAAATCTTCACTTTTAGTTACAGTTTTCTTTTTACCTAAAAGACCCAAACCTTTTTTAGCTATACCAAATAAACCCATGTTTATTTCTTTTTTGATTTAATTCTTCCTTTGACTTCTTTTAATTTGTCATAGGCTTTTTTATATCCATACCCAAGAGCTCCAGCTCCTGCAGTTGCGAGTGCACCGCTAGCACCTACTATAGCTTTTTCTTTTGTATTAAGTGGAGTGCCTCCAACAACAAGTCTTCTTGTTGATTTACCAGCACCTTTACCAAGTGCTTTACCAAAACCTCTTAATGCTGCCCCTACAAGACCCATTAGTCATCATCTCCAGTTAGCATATCTTCTAACTTTTCAATTTCTGCCAAGATTTCTATTTCGTTGTCCTCGGTCATAGAACCACGAAGGTCTCTAATTCTTTCCAAAATATCTTCTTCTTTATCTTTCATTAAAATGTACCTTTAAAACCTTTACCTTGGGTAGCTGCTCCACCACCACGGCATTCACCGCCTACGTTACCGCCATGACCATAACCTTTTACCTTACCGCCTTTATTCATTTTAATTTTACGAACGGCATCATCACCTAAGTCTTTGATGTGACTATAACTATAAGAACCTGATGCTTTTTTCTTAGCTTTTTCTTCACGTTCTTTACGCATACGTTCCATAGCTTTTGCGGTCATTTTATCTTCATTTTTACCCATAATTAATCCTACCTCTCTTTTTATGTATTTGCAACTATATCTGCAAGTTCCTCGCAACGTCGAGGGGTTTGTTGATGCCAACGGCTATCTTTCATTTGTTCGGCAGCCCCTGGCCAGTTCTTGTCTCTCATACAAGACCACATCTTCTTAAATTTTCCAACACCTGCTGTTCCTAGTTGAAAAACCATTTCCACAATTACTTCACCTACTCTTTGAGGTAAAGGTCCATGAACACCAAGATGTTCTTGTACAAGCTGATCAGCCCCCGCAGCAGCTCTATTAAGATCAATATCGAATAATTCTTCTACTTCGTCCATAGAGATTTCTACACCTTCGGCGTATCTTTCTCGTTCGTGAGGCTGAATAAGGTGGCCGATACCGATAGTACCTTTGCCTAGGCTGTCCAAGTACATGGATGTACGCAGACCTTCGTGGTCACGTACCCTAGCTTTCAATTCGTCTGTAATTTTAATCATGATCCTATTCCCCAATGCTTTTGATGTTCATCGGGTTCTCCTTTCTTTAATAAATTAGTTAGCCATTGTTTAATTTTAGATATCATA